AAATCCACATTTAAAATCCACATTTAAAATCCACATTTAAAAATATAAAAACAATAATATTAATATATTTTTTAATTACTCGTCTAATCTTCTGTTACCACCACGTTGATTGATAAATTTGATTTGTTCGGGGGTTGCGCAGACACACCCCTTTGAGCTGCTATATGTGGATGGACAGCAGTTTGGATTCATCTCATTTTCACCGAACAACGATAATTTACCCTCGGGAAGTGGGACACCTAGTCCCTTGACATTCGTCTCTAACTTATCGAATTCATCGGGTTTTACGAGGTAACTTCCCTTAACACCATCGCCCATCGAGTAGTCGATTGCCGCACCAGCTAAGTTTGTGCCTATTATGAATCCTTCGCGAACTCCACCAGCACAACTACAGAAGGAGGTTGTTGCTATAATACAACCAACAAACATAGATACAATTATAAGCTCTAGTCTCATTTTAACCCCAAGAATATTTATGGTCATTATAAAAAATATATAGATTTTAATTATATTGAGTTTAAAATCTATTACAGATTAATCCTTAATATAATTACGCTACTGATTTTGAGGACGACCCATTATTATCCTCCCAGTCGTGAAATATCCAATCTCCTATAGGGATAGTATGATTAGTAGTGATCAAACATGCTAGAATAGGGCACGCCTTCACCGATATGCGCGATGGATTCTCCCCACGCAGATTGTTAACGGCGACGAATTCCTTGATTATAGGGTCATATACTAAATGAGTTCCGGTTACATATATAGTTTCATTATCTTCACCGTTTTGTATTTCATACATTTTATTGATTATATCTCCATTCTCATCTATATTGTTTAATTTCATTACAGATACAACTCTTGTTCCATTTTTGAGAATTGTATTTAATTCTAAATCCTTCATAGCAATTAACTCTCCAGACTGAGTCTTAACCTTCGTATTCGGGTCAAAGCATTGATTTGCCGCTTTTTTTGCTTCATTTATAGTAATAATAAGCATTATACATATTACGGTAACCGCTGCGGCGAGTATGGATGCGGCTACTGCAAACGGAGTTATCACGACACCCACCATCCACCCAAGTGGCCAGATGGCATATGCTATCGCAGCGGCCGTTACGAGGGCAATTGCCGCAGCAATCACAATGCCCATGAAAATTCCAAACGCGTGTATAAGTAAATCAAACGCACCAAGGAGCGAAAATAATGGACCCATCAAAGAATATAGAAGTAATATTATGACACCTTGAATTTTATTTATCATATCCTTGACGTTTATAATGAAATACTGTAGTGGTATAAGCATCGAACTAAGTGCCTTGTGTATTCCCCCAAATATTCCCGATGAGGTCCCCTGCATATTTACTAATTGATTAAATACCTCCGTTAATTGAGCTGCTAGTTGCCTAAATACATTATTAATCATCTCAAACGCTAGATATATAGGAGTAAACGCCCCGTCAACGATGCTCTTAAGGATTGATTGACCACAATACATAAAATTTTTCTGAGTGAATTCAAATACCGTATCGCCATCGGGTTTATTAATAATCCCAGCAAACGGAATAACCGAAGGTTTACATTTATTATTGTCCCAATCTGCTTTTATAGGTTGTAAATTATTTATTACTGAATAATATGTCATTATTAGTGAAAATAAAACACATATTACCAAAGTAATAATTAAATCAATACCATATAAATTAAGATATCCAGCCTTTTTATATAAATTACTTACAGATGTAAATACCGAATCAGATGAACCGCTCATATATAGTATATTGATAATATTGATGTATAATATTCTTATTGGATACTCTTGGAAGGGGAGCCGTTATTATCCTCCCAATCGTGAAATATCCAGTCCCCTATAGGTATTGTGTGGTCTGATGTTATAAGACACGATAGCTCGCGACACTCCTTTGTCGATAACTTACATTTATCTCCGGCTTCTAGATTTTCAACGTTTACATATTCTTTTAGTTTAGGGTCGTATACAAGGTGTGAGCCTGTCACATAGATTAGACCGTTATCTTCCCCGGTCGCAATCTCATACATTGGCATGTTAATATTTCCAGAAGAATCAAGATTGCTCAGTCGCATTACCGACAATACGGTAGAGCCGTTCTTTAATCTTGTATTTATCTCGATATCTTTCATTGAAATTAATTTACCAGAATAAGTCATTACCTTTGTATCAGGTTCAAAACAGAATTTTCTAACCGCCTTCCCAACAATTGAATTATCTATACTGGTCATTGTGTCACTTATTCCTAAAATAATTTTAGAAAATAAACTGACAATTGCTGCTATTTTACCGAACACGTCCTTAATATTAATCATCATCAATTGAAATTGAACTATAATTTGAAAAAAAGCACCATATATGGCCTTAAAAATATCAGACAGTAAAGTTCTAATCGTTGTAATAATCTCAAACCCACTACTCAATCCGTCTGTAAATGCGGTTCCCATATCAGTAATTACGCTAAGGTCTAAACTGATAGGTTGGAGAAGGAATGTCATGTAGTCGCTTTGCATTGTCTGAATACATTGAGTGAAATTTTCAAATTCATCATGTCCGAATACACCAGCAAATGGCATTACCATAGGATTACACTTCCATACGGGCCAATTTTTTTTTATGTTATCCATTTGAATTGCTAAAATAATATAGGCGTGAAGACACATAAAAATAATTATGACCAATATAAATCTAGACCAATCGGAAAATGTCATAATAGATAATAGTGCGAAAATTATTTATTATATTAAATTTTATTTATCGGGATAGTTTCCGGCGTCTATGAACCCGCATTTCTCGTGTATTTCGTCTCCGCTTAACCCGCTTACTACTGCTCCGCTTAACCCGCTTACTACTGCTCCGCTTAACCCGCTTACTCCGTGTACGTTTTTTCACTCTATACCGATTGTGTGTCTTATTTCTTCGCTTACCTCCTCCCTGATTTAATAGTCTTAATAGTCTTGTTTGTATACCAGTCTCTGCCCCAGTTTTGAATAACGCACACGTACTCGCTTGTTGTTGAGGAGTCGCACCAACAACACTCGGACAATCTACAGTTATTGATGATCCTCCTTTTTGTCCTCCGGCCTCCATATCTACAGCTACCTGATTAGCCATCTTACTTAATCCTATATTAGCAGCGGCTAACCTTGGATTGCCCGAACCAACTACTGCTTTAAAATCTCCACCAATGCCAGATGTAATACTATTAATATCGGCACCAGACAATGGGGTTATATTACCTCCCGCCATTTTACCTCCGGACATTTTTACCATTATATTATATAATAATATAATTAGTTTGGTGTGTTGAAAAATAATCTGTTATATAATAAATGAATTCTAGCGAAAGTCTACAACTTAAGAAAATGATAAACGAGAACAACGTTGAAGATTTAACAGATGACATTAGAGAGAAAAAACACAGCGAGAAGATAAGAACCGATGTAACACGAATGATTGAATTAAAAAAAAAATATCCGCGACTTGAAAAGAGTAACTCTGACCAGTTCGACAATATGTTGACATCCCAGTGCTCATTCTTATTCAATAATTATACCGATATATTCAACAAGGTTAAAAAAAACGAAATCAACCTGGAAACATTATGGCAATTATTAAATATATTAAGACGTATTGAAGACGGTGACGTCGACCAACACGCTGGTTCATATGAGGTTGGGAAGCTGTTAAAAAAAATATATATCGATAGCGCATTAGCAAAGGATAATAATTCACGTTCAAAATCCAAGAAGTTGAAGAAGCCAGTTAAAAGGCAAATCAGTTGGAGCGACTTCAAGAAACTAAACGAATAAATGTGTTTGTAATATAACATCTAACAAAGTGATTTAATAATATTTCTCTATAGTTAGTATGACCTCTTATCATAAGATACACCACATCGTCCTCGCATTTATTATATATAATATTATATCCGTCTTCTCATTACAACAGCGTATTCGCGATAGTATTTTGTTGAAACAGAAGAACACTTGTGGGTCCTGTTACCAACCATTCTCGGTCACGGTTCCGCACGAGATTCATCATATCAACCACAACTCGTCAGACAATCACGCATCTAATTTAGTTGCTGTTTGTTGTAATTGTCACGCATCACACCATCGCTACAAAAAACCAATTAACCCCTATTTCCCCGCGGTTACTTATATCGGTCTCATTAGCAACGAACGTCCATATTACAAAGCAATAAAGGATATATAGCCCTCCTTTCGTTAATTATAATATAATTGAAATAAACAAAATGTATATTTGTATTAGTATATGACATATACATTGTTAATCGTAGAATCGCCAGCTAAGTGTAATAAAATAGAGGGGTATCTTGGAACTGGATATAAATGTATGGCTAGCTTCGGACACATTACCGAACTTACAGGTCTAAAATCGATTGATGTGGACGATAATTTCAAACCAACATTTACCGTTATGGAGAGCAAAAAACAACAAATAGCAAAGCTGCGCAAGGCCATCAAAGAAGCCAACGATGTCTTATTGGCGTCAGACGACGATCGCGAGGGTGAGGCGATTGCGTGGCATATATGTCAAGTGTTCAATCTTCCCGTGGCATCAACTAAGCGAATTATTTTCAACGAGATTACCAAGTGTGCGTTACAAAAGTCGGTGAAAAACCCAAAGCGTATAAATATGGATATTGTATACGCACAACAAGCCAGACAAATTCTAGATATAATGGTGGGATTTAAAATATCGCCGATACTGTGGAATAAAATATCAGGGAAAACCGGTCTCAGTGCGGGAAGGTGTCAGTCGCCCGCACTGCGTCTTATATACGATAATCAGAGAGAGATTAACGAATCGCCTGGTAATAAGAACTACGTAACTACTGGAATATTCACCGGACAAAATATCCCTTTTGTATTAAACCATAATCATTCGGATGAGAAATCAATCGAGGATTTCCTTGAAACTTCGGTGAATCACGAACACGTATACAATTATTCGGAACCTAAAAAGAGTATAAAAAAACAACCCACACCCTTTACCACGAGCACACTACAACAGTCTGCGAGCAACGAATTCAAAATGTCTCCCAAAAACACGATGAGCGCATGTCAGACCTTATATGAGGGCGGATTCATTACCTATATGCGCACGGACAGCACCACCTATAGCACCGACTTTATAGAGACCGCTAAAAAGTTCATCTTATCAGAATACACGCACGAGTTCATCAGGGCGGACATTGATTCCTTGTCTCTAAGAGCTGGCGGAGACAAGAATGCGCAAGAGGCACACGAGTCCATCCGTCCGACAGACGTTCAATTGAAAGAGGTGGACAGCAAATTGGGTGTAAACGAACGCCGTGTCTACAAATTAATATGGCGAAATACAGTGGAGAGCTGTATGCCCGACGCAAGGTTCAGCGTGATAAAGGCGACCGTTAGCGCACCAGAGGAGCATAGCTACCGATATTCCGCCGAGCAAGTCGTATTTCCTGGATGGATGGTTGTAAATGGTTATGAGAAGATTTCCAGCATATACGCATACTTACAGTCCCTCAAAAAGGAGACGGTTATTCCATATAACAATATTAGTGCTAAGCTAACATTACAGAATTTGAAATCACACTACACCGAATCGCGTTTGGTTCATTTATTGGAAAAAAACGGCATCGGGCGACCATCAACCTTTTCCTCGCTGGTTGACAAAATCCAAGAACGCAAATATGTTAAGAAGACAAATGTTAAGGGAAAAAAGATTAGGTGTGTTGATTACGAACTGTCTGAGGACGAGATTGTAGAGCATGAGGTGGAGCGCGTATTTGGAAATGAGAATAATAAATTGGTAATTGAACCGCTTGGAATACTAGTTATAGAATTTCTAATAGATAATTTTAATAAATTGTTCGATTATGATTACACCAAAACTATGGAAAATACGCTGGACGAGATTGCGGAAGGAGATAAATTATGGTATCAATTGTGTAAAGAGTGTCTAGAAGAAATAGAGGCACTGTCGGACGAGATATCTGACGATAAACAGACTATAAAGATTGATGATAAACACACATACTTAATAGGTAAATATGGTCCTGTTATTAAATGTGTTGATAACGAAAAAACCACATTCAAGAAGGTGAACCCAGATATTGATTTTGATAAGCTCAGAAGCGGAACGTACGCGCTGGACGAAATATTACAACAACCGCAAACTGGCAAAAATTTAGGACTTTTCCATGACAAGATGGTAATTCTTAAGACCGGAAAATATGGACCCTATTTTGAGTATGATAACACCAATATATCAGCAAGTTCCGTAAAAAAGGAATTTGACGATATCACAATGAGCGATTTTACCAATATATCTAATGTTAAAAAGAAGGTTGTCATTAGACAAATTAATGATAATATGTCTATACGTAGTGGAAAATACGGGGACTATATATTTTATAAGACGCCAAAAATGACAAAACCCAAATTTCTGAAATTAACCGACTTTATAAAGGAAAATGGAGCGAATAGTCATAAAAAATGCGAAATTAATAAGTTGACCGATTGGATTAACGAGACATACGATATTTAATAATTAAATCGTTCAACATATCATTAATATATTTAATATATTTAATATATTAAATAATTAAATCGTTCAACATATCATTAATATATTTAATATATTAAATAATTAAATCGTTCAACATATCATTAATATATTTAATATTCATATATTTTATACTTACAAAATGAGCGAATCATTGGCTTTTTCTGTTTATGAATTTGATTTTAATATTATGCTTTTATTGTCGTTTATAGGAATTTTTATAAAACTTATGTTTGAATTTGGCGATTTCAAGTCTGGTGGGTCTAGCAAAGCGTCTGCCGCAATTATTGGATACACGTTGGTAATAATTTCTATATCATCGCTCTTGTTTGTTCAGCTGTCTTTAGCAAAAATACAGGATATGAAGCAACCTAGCGCATATAAATTTATAGCGAATTTAATATCTGGAGCAGTTCCACCGCTGTTACTTCTGTTGATTATAATTTGGTTGTTGTATATAAATATTAACTATTTTGATAGGATAAATTCCGGAACGCTAACCGAACAATATAAGGATGTTTCATTTATTTCTAGTATGATGGTTTTATTACAAATAGCAATAGTGTTCAAATATTTCTCTAAAAATTCCTCACCAATAATAGATGACGGTGGCGATAGCGCATTAAAGGCGTTAGAACAAAACATAACCTCACTTAGTTACCTCCTTACTCTGGCGAATGTGATGTTTATTGGCATCATTAATATCATATTGGAGTATTTTGCAACTGACGGTTGATATGTGTAAATTTATACGTGATTCCATATTCGGTAGCCGTCTCCCATAAACCTGATATTTTAAGAATAAATTCGCACGGGATTTTTTTTACATTTGTCTCTGTAAAAATTTTAATTGCTTCGGTGTTTAATTGGTCGCTAATCTTATTAACGTGTTTTTTTTTGCTGGAATAATGTTTAAGAATCTGATTTTCAATAGCTTTAATGGTGGTTATTGTGTTTACATTCTCTCCCTGGTTGAATATACACTTATATTTATTATAATAAGCTTCTACATTATTGATTTTCAAATTAATCTTGATAAAAATACCGTTTATCGTGATTAATTCATTAGAATAAAGGATCCTAACAAAACTGGCATCTTCCATAACGGTATTAACAATTTGTTTCTGGTAAAATACACTATTAATATCAAACTCGTCAATCCCTACAGCAACATTCATAATAATAAACAGGATATATATTTAAATAATATCGTTTAATAAGTAAATTGTCAGAACGTTATCCAACGATATATCACTTACGGTGTTCATATTTTCCAATGCGTGCTCTGCGCGTCTCTCCAACTCTATCAGCTTGTTTTTTTTTATAGTGAGATAGCTAATCCAAAGCGCAGAGAGTTGGGGATGGCTCGCGCGTTTATCCTGAAATGCGGTTATTAATCGTTCTAATTTATCCATATAATATTAATATTAGTAATAGAATAAAGGTATTTATTTAAATGAATACATTCTATGAAACTGAACGACGACCATTTCGAGGATTATCTTAATAAATTTGATGAATATTCTCTCCACCCAAAATTGGCTGCGACATATAACGCGCTGCCCTCTTCACCGAGCAATCTAATCTTGTATGGCCCTTGTGGTATAGGTAAATATACGCAGTCGCTCGCAATCATACGCCGCTACAGCGCAAGCAAGTTAAAATACGAGAAGAAAATCAGCATTCCGTTTAATAAAAATATTTACTTTTATAAGATAAGTGATATTCATTTTGAGATAGACATGTCGCTCTTAGGATGTAACTCCAAGCTATTATGGAACGAGATATACACACATATAATAGATATCATACTGGCAAAGACAGACAACGTTGGAATAATGCTGTGTAAAAACTTCCACGAAACCCACAGCGAGCTGCTCGACATATTTTACAGTTATATGCAGACGTTGCCTAATAACAAGATAAATCTCACATTTATTTTGATTACAGAAAAACTCAGTTTCATTCCGGGTAATATTATTAACATTAGCGAAACAATACATTATGCGCGCCCAACTAAGATACAATATAATAAGTGTCTAACGAACAAGCTAAAAAAAACAGATAATATATCGGATATTAATAATATTAAAAATATAGAGTCGGGTGTGGAGAAGGAATTGATTAATATACACTACCCCATATCAGATAAAATATTGGAGCAGATGCTAAATCCAACCGATAATTGCTACATAGATATGAGAGATAAAATATATGATATATTCATTTATAACCTAGATGTTACAGAATGTATATGGTATATATTAACATATATAATAGCCAATAACCATATCGAAGAGAGTGCGGTAAATGATGTCATGTTAGAATGTTTCTCATTTTTCCAATATTACAATAATAACTATAGGCCTATTTATCATTTAGAGAAGTTTATATTTTATTTAATAAACAGGATTAATGGATTTCAATTGTGCTCTTGAAACTCTAGATATATCCGAACCGTATACGAGAAAGGTCTTGAAAAAGCAGTATTTTAAAAAAGCCTTATTATATCACCCTGATAAGAATGATAATCCCGACAGCAATAAACAATTTCATAAAATACAAGATGCGTATGTTTATCTCTCCAATAATATTGATGCGCCTTCACAACATCACAATGAAAGTGAGAACGATAGCTACTTTGTTGTAATTGAGCAGCTCTTCAATATTATGCGAAATAGCAACATTGCAAACACCGCGGAAGTAATCAACGTCATCCTCGAAAACTGTCATTTGTTATCGCTATCTACGTTTGAGAAAATGGACAAACACACGGCGCTCAAAATATTCGGATACATAGAGAGGTATTCTACAATTCTTTGTATTGACAAGGATATGGTGGCAAAGTTCAGAGAGATAATACGCGAAAAACTACAGGATGACGAATTGGTAATTCTAAACCCATCAATAGATAATTTATTAAATAATGAGGTATATGTTCTGGAGCACGACGAGATCACCTATTACATTCCGCTTTGGCACGAGGAAGTCACCTACGAAACGGGGGGACACTCGCTCATCGTTAAGTGTATACCGCAGCTACCAGAGCACGTTTATATAGACGAGAATAACCATATTCATATACACATTAAAATATCTGTAGTGCGCGCGCTAAGAGATAAAACTATCAGCGTTTCGCTGGGGGCGAAAGTATTTAAGATATTTACCTCCGAGTTAAAGATAATCGCACGCCAAAGCCATATAATCCGCGAAAATGGAATTTCAGCTATTGAACCGGGCGATAATTATAATACTGATAAAAAGGGTAATGTAATTATTCACATTGATTTATACTAAAATAATATTCATAAAAAAATATTATTTTACTATTTATTGTTTTTATTTATTGTTTTTATTTATTGTTTTTTTCGTTTTTATTTATTGTTTTTTTTATTGTTTTTTTTATTGTTTTTTTCGTTTTTATTTATTGTTTAGGTCTTCTTCCTTACCACCTTCTTCTTCTTAACAACCTTAGGCTTCTCTGGCTCAGGCTCGGGTTCTGGCTCGGGTTCTGCCTCAGGCTCTGCGGCTGCCTCAGGCTCGGCTGCTGGCTCAGGCTCTTCGGCGGCTGCCTCAGGCTCTGCGACTGCCTCTTCATCGCTGTCCTCAACCTCATCCTCATCTACGACCTGTGCCTTGAGCTTTTCCGTGTCGGTCTGCGAGAGCTGAATCATACACCGCCCCTTGAACGATGCCTTCGGTTTTACGACCGCCTGCTCCAGTCGCCAGGTAACACCAAATTTACCGTTGGCAAACCATAGACCGCCGCAGCGAATCACTGTCGCGACATTAGTAGCCTTTGGAATAAGCTCCATTGGGCTAACAATAGCGTCATCGCGAGGGAAGATAGGCTGCGAGTCCATATCGTAAATCTCGCAGTTAAACTTATTGTCCCAATAATCAAGCTTGATTTTCAGCGTAGGCGACCGTTCCATATTTGGCTCACCAGTATTCGGGTCCTTAGGATACTGAAGCATCGGATGAAATAGCGCGTCTACCACCTCACCCGACATCTTAGCCTTTCCAAACCAGTCCTTACAGTTAGTAACCGCATCGGCCTTAATCTTATCCTGGAGCGCAACCATGGCGTCGAGGAACTTTCCCGTATCGTGGCTCTTGTACTCCTCGCTCGGAAACTGTAGTGCCATATTGTAGGTCTTCTTGCCCGAAGCGTCGTCCACATACTCATTCACTCCCCAGGTAAGCATAAGCGGTGTGCTTAGGGTTAGTGCCGTATTGGTCTTGACGCTCACGACATTAACACTCTTCCCCCCAGACTTATTAATCTTGGGCTTGGAATATTTAAGGTCCTTCTCCGGCTGGAAGCTGGTCGCATTGATAATGAGTTGTTCTACTTGTCCGCTCATTGTTGTTATACTCATATAGGGCTGTGGCTCTAAATCAATTTTTTTTATAATTCATTGGTAATACACGATATAAAAGGCGAAATCACATACAACACGCAATTCGGTAAGCGAATAATATATTATTGTTACAATTAACAGGAGAATTAAGTTTTTAAATATTGTATATAATTAAAACATAATATTTATTTACACCCACAACCGCCCTTGCGCTTGCGCTTAGATTTTCGCGTTCCCTTACCATAAGACTTGGCGCGGCGGTTCATTTTTGTTCGCTTGCTCAGCTTGCGCGCCTCGTAGAATATATCTATCGGCGAACGACTCTTTTTGCTGTAAGACTTGGCGCGGCGGTTCAGTTTTGTTCGCTTGCTCAGCTTGCGCGCCTCGTAGAATATATCTATCGGCGAACGACTCTTTTTTTTTGAACGCGTTGAGTTAGGCATTATATATAATTAATAATAATAAAATTTTTATTAATTGATATTAGATTATAGGACATTTACATGTTGTTAGCGGGGACGGGCTGTCCAGCCTTAGCAAAGTGCGGGCTCATATACTTCTGGAGGTTAAAGTAGGTGAGCTCATCCTTGGGCTGAAGCTTAAGAAGGGCGGTAAGCTTCTTGTCGGCGTTGATCTTGCGACCATTATCCTTGTCCTGGAGCTTGTGGGTGCGGATGTAGGTGTTAATCTCGCGGGTGACCTCGGTGCGGGCCATCTCCGAACCCTTATCCTTGGAGAGGAACGAGGCGAGCTCGTCGCTAATCTTAGTCGGCTTGACGAAGCCACTCGGGGAGCGGTTGCCAGCCTTGCGCTTCTTCTTGGCGCTCGCCTTCTCGGCCGCCTTGAGCTCGCGGGTCGCCTTCTTCTCTAGGACACGGAAATCAGCCTTGAGCGATGAGAGCATCTGGTTGACAGCCTGGAGCTTGGTCATAAACTCGAGGAAGTCGCTCGAAATCTGCGGAACAACCGAATCGGACGGCTCCTCTACTGGGGCAACGACCGACTCAACCGGGGCCGGGGCAACCGGAAGCTCCTTCTTGGGGGCGGCGGCCGCCTTCTTTGGGGCGGCGGCCTTCTTCTGCTTGGGAGCTGGGGTGCTAACATTTTTGGACTGCTTCTGCTTCGGGGGCATATTATATAATACTCTAGTGTTTCTTTTTTAAGTGTTTTAACGCAATAAATTAATATATTCTCACCACTCCCCCTCTTAATGTGCTACAGATTGAAACAGCCATGGCATATTCGCCGCCGCCTCCGAATTCACCAATGTTAAAGCGCATAATACATAATTTGCCCCTAAACCTTTACTGGAGTCATTAATACCACGATTCACCATATGTTCGATTATATTGATGGCCTCTTTCTTGAGAGAATAAAATGTCATATTGGGAAGCGCGTTCATATTTAATCCGTGGAATGGGTTTCCTACAGGCGGACATATTTCCCTGCGCGTTACCATAGAAAGCTGTGCCCGATAAGACCAAATATCAGAAAGCTCCCTAATAAATAATATTAACTTTACACGTTGTAATGAAGTAAACCATGATATGTCCGTGTAGTTACCGAGATTATCGATTTCTTGAAATACAGCCAATATTCTAAAGTCTAGTTGTTTTAGCGGCGATATCTCAACCGGCTTATCTATGACTATTTTTATGGAATCGCCACACATTTTATTGATTTTTAACAACCTCCGCATATCACTCTTCACTTTGCTAGGAAAAGGCTGTCTGTTATATGGGTTAGTCGGCTTGTTATTGTTCTTTATATAGAGATTGTAGAGAGATAATATGTCAAAACCATATGTCTGTCCACAATTATCAGTGTAGCTATAAAATTGAGGATATGGTACATCTACAAGCGAATCCATAGTAAGGAAATCACTCTCGTTTACACATATACCCCTATTAAATCTCGCAGGTCCTTTTAGCGCGTTGTAAATACCCATAATATGGCGTTTCCATACAAGCTGAATTTTTATAACATTAAACGATTGAACGAGGAACAGCAAAATGCGATTCTTCAATTCACCCTTGTTGCCCGATATTTTAAGCCGATAATGTCTAGCTATTTCCTTCAACTGCGATACCTTATAATTAAATTTCAATAAAAAATCTGCCTGGAAAAACATAGGAATCATGAAATCCTTGTCGCTTACCATATATGATTTACGTTTCTTTGTGGCCTTGTTTTTTTTAATAACTACATCAGTCTGGTCTTTAGTATCGACAACAACATTGTCCACACCAATGTCAAATACCATAGCGTTCTCCATTCTATTACCATATAGAGATATATTTATATTTATTCGCTACAATATATACATTATGAAGGTATCATTCGTTAATGAATGTAAATAAAATTGTGATTTTCAAGGAAGCTAATAAGCTGTTCTTTATTAATGGGTCCGTTTCTTACGGGCATATTTTTATACTTATCAATATCAAGCCCCCCAATATCAAACATTAAATAACTAACACACAGACTACAGTAATCATCTATATAATTAGTGTTCTTATTCAACCACTCATAAAAATTCTCGTGCGTCCCATCTTCAAGAAACTCTTTGTAATAGGAGAACGACCTGTATATGTTTGCCTTTCGCGTCTCATTGTAATTATAATCGGTTCCAGACACCACACATATCTCTCGAAAATTACACATCGAAACATTCAAAGAATCCAATATCATCTTTGTATCGTATAATACCACTGTGTTATTGAACAGGCTATAATTTCTCAATACACGGCTACAACCATATAGAAACATGTCCATATCATCGCTCATACACGCCCACACAATATTCTTAGACACCAATTTTGCACAGAGCGCATCTGCCTCACCATTAGCGTCATAATACGTTACGCCACACAATCGGAGAAGCTTCTTCACGGTCTGGATGTCGTTGTAAGTAACCCTCGTGGTTCTCTTTTTTAAGCAAATCAATCGTTTATTAATGTCCGTATAATCGTTGCTTTCTGGATGTTTCGTCTCCATAATTTTATTCAACGTATCAATTTCATCATACGCCTCGGTTTTTTCTTTTCGTCGCTTCGCAAGCAGCAACCGTTTCTCGGGAGGTGGCTTCCCGTCAAATACGAATACCGGTGTAATGTCTCTTGAAATAAGTTCCAGAACCATTTTATACATATACTCGACGAGATCACCGCGCGACTTATAGTCATACATGTATATGCTAATGTCCACCGCAATCTTCTTGTGACGAATATCGTCTAATGAAAGATAGCTAATTCCTTTACAACAGTTAGTATTCAGATATTTATTAAGGTACTGGATGCCCATTAGTAGTTGGTATTAAAACGCGTTTATATATATCAATTTTATTAATATAAATAATTCGCATAATTCGCATAATTCGCATAATTCGCATAATTCGCATAATTCGCATAATTCGCATAATTCGCATAATTCGCATAATTCGCATAATTCGCATAATTCGCATAATTCGCATAATTATATAAATAATTGAATCATACGAATAAGACTAATATTTTCCAATATTATGTTGCCAGAATACAAGATAGATATTGATTTTGACGCGGCATCATCTGCGTGGAAGGCAAACAAGAAATATATTGGAAACGGTAGTTATAAATATGCCTGTATCGCAATCACAAAAAAGAATACCCAGTGTAACAATAAACCGCTGAAGAATAACCAATACTGTTACTGTCATTCGAGGAAATAATTACGCGGATATTTCTATACACGTCATTCGTCCTGTTTTATTCAACAGTTGATAGTTTTTATTTTTTATATTAAATTCGGGAATATTTGCCAAATTATGTATAAGGTTTTTACTCTTGTAAATGGATTTTATCCAGCTTCCAAATTTTCTCGCGTTATTGTGTGATTTTTTAAATTTAATGAATGCCGTATTGTTATCGTTACACCAGCCGATAAATCCCTCGAAATCATTCATAAATATTCCAGCCAAAACAAAGTAGCAAAATACATTAGACTCCTCTCTATACAGGTTAGTTCGCATATATTCACTGATTCGCGACGAACTCCATAGATTCTCGTATGTAAGGTCCATATGACCTAACACTTTTTTCAACTGAATAAGCGAGAACATTTTCTCCGTCTGCATCGTAAATTGTAAATAAAATTTGAACTCGTCAATCGTTTTGGTCTCAATCGTTTCATAGCTCGAAAAACAGCAATTTAATATCCTAGCCCACGTCTCCGCATATGCTTCCGCAACAATAAACGACGACTTTATTGGGAATATCTCTCCAACAATTTCTTTTAACACATTCGTGTCGTGTGTATCTATATCTAGACCATAGCTGTGAAACGTCTCGTGAATAAACACCTTGAACCACTCTTCACGCCTGTATATAAATATCTCGTTATTAGGAACACACCGATATGTCATACCGGTGTTAATATTTTCATACCCTATTATATTGTTTTTATGATTGGGTAGCAATTTCGGCAACGGGGTCAGATAAAAGAATATGTCAAGCGTATTTGAACAATTACTAGTGCTATATTTGTTACACATAAATAGCCACATAATGATAACCCGAATATATTTTTTGTATTTCGGAATACTGTTCACATCCTCACTACCAAACAATGTAAAATATACCACAATCTCACGCTCGAGTATATTGAACTTAAAAACTAATTGCGATTTTTTATGTTTTTTTATGTAATCGCTCACTTTGGGCGAATATTGGTTGCTATTAATGCTCTCTGGATTCTTGATATTAGCCACGTCCATTAATTTAACATCTACCGTCTTTTTAATCGTCTCATAATATTTTTCACCGGCTACCAAATCGTGGTATACTGAGGCTAATGCCTCTACACTATTGGTGTTTCTGTCCGTAGAATAAAATCGTTTAAATCTCGGCAGTAGATATTTTAAAAATACAGTTGAATCTTTTGAAAATTGCATAATATATAGTAAATAGATATTTTAAACCTCTTTATTATATTAAAATTGTGATATTATAAATCCCGCCTAATCTCCATAAGAGCGTCGTATACGACCGGTTGCGCCCCGCGAACATACATCTGGAGCTTTGCGCGCTTCGTGCTCTTCAACATTTTGGATAAATCATCGTTTTGAGTGAATTTCGCCTTCATCGCCATCGCTATCTCGGTCTCATGTCTGCCGTTAAAAAAATCGTCGTCTACGCCGATTTTCTTGTCGCTACCCGTTTCGCGCGCGAGCTTAGGGTCTTTCGACAGTTCGCTGCCCGAATCAAGCGAAAACGTAGCATAGTATTCGGGGTTGCCGATTTTGTATTTAGACCCTTGGTAATAATGTTCAATTGTTAGCCATTTTTTGTTGTCAATTGTAAACTCTTGCTCCCACAAATTAGATAATTTCTTGCGCCAGTCTTTGTTCGAGGACAATTCCACATACTCCTGCGCCCCCTCTGGACCCAACTTCTCTCCGGCACCCTTTCCCGGTTTCGGAATCGCCGATGATTTATAGTAAAATTGGAATATCGTGTTATCATCATACAGCTCCGGTTTATTTTGCCCAACATCATCTACCACAACGTTCATTTTTTTCATCAAATTTTTGAAATCTGGGATGATATAGAACGGTCCCGCCGCGCGCTCTATACATTTGGTCACTATGCGTTTTTTTATATCGTGCGGAATCTCTTTAAACGTAAGCGCGCCATTATTTTTGTATGTAATCAATTCATAGTGATTACCAAGATAATTCAATATAATGTAATATTTAGGTTCAAATATTCCGGCCTTTTCCAACTTGCTATCATTCAACTGACCACACGTGAGTATATTGTCCTCGTTGTCTGTGGCGTAAAATTCTTTCGCAAATAGAATGAGTTTAATATTCAAAACGCGCTCGAGCGTAGATATCGCCCACGTATCACCCCAATAGTCGGGGGTTTGGATTTTGGCCTTGAACGCCTCAATGGTAGTTATTCCTTTCATAAAACCGAACTCCTCTACCATGTCGTTTACCTCTCCTCTTCTTGCGAGTAATTCCTTGTGCTGTTTTGAAATCTTGTCCGCCTGTGAGATTATGTTGCGCTGTTTTGTTCGCTCCGTTTCGATTTCAATTGCGCGCTTCAGAGTTTTAAATTCTGCCGATAATTTTTTAATGTCGTCGGTTAGCGTCGTTTTTTCGAGGGTGGAGAAATCGTGTAGCTCCTTATAGTTTTGAAATACCTCATCGGTCGCTTCTTGTGCTAGCATCTTTCTCATATCTCCTACTGAACGCTCAACATTCACAAGCTTTAACCCGTCGCGTATAGAGGAGAAAAGACAGTCGCCACCACCCTCATTTTTTACAATATTATAATATGAATTTTTTAGATATTTTTGAATCCAACTGTCCGATTTAGTTTCCACATATTCCTCCGATTCTCTCTTCGCATTCTCGGAGTTTTCGTCGGTTATAGTCTCCTTTATATTGAGTTTTAGCAGCGATTTACTAATAGGGTCAAGTGCTTCTTCCTCTTCTTCTTCCTCTTCCTCTTCTTCCTCTTCTTCCTCTTCCTCTTCTTCCTCTTCCTCGGCATCCGTATTTGGCGATTTGTCAAACGTGCGCAAGTATTCTTTTGTAACGAAAGAATATAGCAGCGGACCGTCCATGTCTGTGATATCCACGTCAGTAACGAAAGAATATAGCAGCGGACCGTCCATGTCTGTGATATCCACGTCACCATCCTCGTCTAATGAGTGTGTTAAATTATCCTTTAATATTTCATACACGCCTATTTGTTTACCGACCTGTTCATTTTTAATGAGATACACTGGAAAATATATTAGGTCGTCTTCGATGTGGTCATATTTTTCATCACCGAGAGCAATTATAAGAGGTATATCAAACAAATCTATTTCGAATAGCGCAACCTCCTTGTCGCGGTCACTGCTGTTTAGTATTTTAATTTCAGCATAATTAACATTACTATTTAATTTTGATTTTACCATTATAGAGTAAATATATATTACAATTTTATATTATTTAATATTATTTAATATTATTTAATATTATTTAATATTATAATGTCGGGTTCTATTAAAAAAACAAGAGTCAATAAAAACAAGACAATTAAGAAGGATATTCGCGTTAAAGGTAACAATGTTATTAAACAGGTGCGACGGAAATACAAGAATATGCTTGCCCTAACGAACCAGTCGGAGAGACCTAACCTATACAGACTTTTTAATGAATCCAGACTAGAGAAATTAAAGAAAATGCCCGAATCTAAAACCAGCTACAGCGAATTCGCCAATTCCATCAAAGAAAAGTACGATAAATTTAAGGCGGATAACAGCACAGAGCCAAACCAGAACTTCTACGACTATGTTAATTATCAGTGGATTGATGAGCAGGCTAAAATATCCAAGGATGATCCGAAATATTATGTTCAGATTGACAGTGCCAGAATAACACAGGACCGTGTCTACCGTCAGCTCATACAATATACGGAGGAGTATATCAAGGAGAATAAGGGAAAAAAACGCGCCGAGTCAATAAAGGCCATCGTCAACTGTATCCCAAATGCGAGCAAAAAGAAGGGCCTAGAGCATTGTCATCGTCTTAAGAAACAGGTTGACCAATTCATTTTTATGGAGGATATGTATGGGCTCCTCGCTTACTCAAATCAGGATGAGATATTCAGCTGGCAAGCACCCATCGTGTGGAATATAAAGGCCGACGAGAAAAACGTTACTAAATATATTTCGCACTTAGACTCTGCTCAAGTAGGCATATACGACTGGGCCATATATTACGATTATGAGTGGGACGACAAAAAGACCAAGGAGATGAAACAGGAATACAAAGAGAAATATTTTGACTACATTCGGAAGATATTCAAGACGCTACTTCCAGATGAGTGGGAGAAATACGATCCACAGCATGTATGGGATACGGAGAGACAATTAGTCGACGCGATGATGTGTAACGACATAAAGGAGTCGGGGGAATTTTATAACGTTGTTACGAAACAAGAGTTAGAGGAAAAATATGGTTTCAATTGGACCGCCTTCGTCAATAAACTAGGTAAGAAGGTGAATCCGTGTGGCGTTTACAAGGAGGATAAAACGAACTATCAAAGCGTTCCGAGCAAGGTGGTTGTGGGTAGTTTGAATACGCTTACGTGCACCATTAAGCTTCTCAAAGAAAACTGGACATCTCCGCAGTGGAAAACGTGGTGGTTGTTTATTTTTTACCGTCAAATGATTCGGTTCGACTGGGACTGGAGCAACATTCATTATGAGTTCCATAATAAATTTGTCAAGGGGCAGCCCGTGCGCTTCCCAAAAGAGATATACTCCATCTGGCCGCTTGCGTTCACATATAATACCTTCCTAACATCTCAATATGTCTCGCGCCATAACAATCCCGTAAAGGAGGCATATGTCAAAAATATGGTTGAGGATTTCAGACATATATTCATAAACAAAATAAAGCGCAACAAGTGGCTATCAGGTAAGACAAAGACGCAGGCCATTAAAAAGTTAGATAAATTAAAGATTATTGTGGGAGTCCCCGACCAACTACGCGAGGACCCTGTACTAAATTATCGCACAGACGATCCGTGGTATAATATGGGGCTAATATGTGCGTGGAAACGCCAACAGATTATTAAATTAGAGGGCGAAACGGTCGTAGATTTGCCGGGGGTTGACTGGAATAACTTTAATTTAATCGGTTCGCAGGCATACGTAGTGAACGCCTACTACCAAGCTACAGATAATTCCATTTATTTCCCTCTAGCTTACCTACAAAAGCCGTTCATTGATTTGGACCAGAGAGGTATAGAGTATAATTTAGCATATGTTGGATATGCTATTGGGCATGAACTCTCGCATTGTTTAGACAATACGGGAAGTAAATACGACGAAATAGGTAATCTCAAGAACTGGTGGTCGAAAGAGGACAAGGCCAAATATCAGCAGAAGATTGACGATGTTATTAAGCAATATGAGGAGAATGCCAAAAGAGATGGTATCGAATTCGATGCGTCTATTGGAACTGGCGAAAATTTAGCAGATATCTCGGGGTTATCACTCGCGGAAGAATATCTCTTTTACTTCCAACTTCTTAATGATGATATTGCTCCAATTAAGAATAAATCGCTGGAGTCGTTCTATATTTATAGTGCCCAAACATGGCGTCAAAAGATTTTCGACAAGGCTCTTCCCGCACAATTAAAGCAAAACCCACACCCCCTTGATAAATATAGGTGTAATTGTCCGTTGTCGCGTTTACCATTGTTTAGGGAAATTTACAAGGTTAAGGAGGGCGATGGAATGTGGTGGCATAATACCGATACTATTTGGTAATTTTATAGAATATAAGATTAATAATAAAAATCCCATTATAATAATTATTTTTTCTAATTATTATATATAATATGGCTAAATCTCGTAGTAGAACTCGTAAAGTAAGTGCTGCCGCTAAGCGCAAAATCACCAAGGCTAAGATGATGAAGAAAAAGGCCGGTCGTGCGTTAAAGACGGCCAAGAAGCGCGTAACCGTGCTTAAGCGCCAGCAGCAGCAGGCCCACCAGCAGCAGCAGCAGGCCCAGCAGCAGGCCCAGCAGCAGCAGCAGCGCCAGCAGCAGCAGCAGCGCCAGCAGCAGCAGCAGCAGCAGCGCCAGCAGCAGCAGCAGCGCCAGCAGCAGCAGCAGAAGCAGCAGCAGCAGCAGCGCCAGCAGCAGCAGCAGCGCCAGCAGCAGCAGCAGCGCCAGCAGCAGCAGCAGCGCCAGCAGCAGCAGCAGAAGCAGCAGCAGCAGCAGCGCCAGCAGCAGCAGCAGCGCCAGCAGCAGCAGCAGCGCCAGCAGCAGCAGCAGAAGCAGCAGCAGCGCCAGCGGTAGATTCAACAATCATTAAGATATAAATTTAATTATTCGTAGTTAAATTTATATATCCATAACTAGATACTTGCTAAGGTAACAATCGTTCTTTAGCTCCTTCATACATGTCCACATATGTTTGCGATTGTTAACGAGCTCCACATTATATTCGTCATTCTCAAAACATATAATAGTCTCAATCAATTCGTCTTTACACATCTTTTGTTTAGCAATACCATAATAGCTTAATATTTGTGTGAGCTGCTTTACATTGTTATTGCTATAATAGTGATAATCAAAATCCTCAATGGCATTTGCCAAGTTGTCTTCGTCGCGATAATCAGTTTCTATAATTTTATAAACAATGTTCTTCATTATATTATACATCCATATATATTTAATACAGCTTACTGATACATTTAATTATACGCAACCAAACGTATAATAAATCTAAAAACCATTATTTTTTGGAAATATCATCTACAATATCCATATGTTTAAAAATACTCTTATTAGTCAAACCCTCTTTATCGCTTACTTTTAGCGAGGTAATGTTCAAAATATTCTCGTGAATAGTTACCCAGTCGTTGGACGAAGACAGCTCGTCGTGTGCGTTCGTTACAAGAATAAATATCACCTCGGATAACTCATCCACGATTGCCTTGTTAGCCTCGTCGACGTATAGCGTGTGGAGATAGTCCTGAACACCAAGAATGATTTCAACGATAGATGATACGGGTATGACTTTCAGTTTCATTAGATTTATATAGAACATACTAATAGACCTTCTCTCCTCGTTTGCTTTGTTAATTTCGCAGTATCTATCGTAATTTTCATTTGGGGAACAATATTCAATGGTTCTATACACATCTGAACATTTTGTAAAGTTATTATCAAATATCTCCTTCATAAAAGAGAATTTGTCCATTAGATCTTTATATAGACGAGCATATATGTGCGAATAAAACATATTTGTGCTCGCAATCGTAAAAATAGAGTCGCCGATTTCGGCATATAGTTTATCGTTAGAAACATCTGATTCTTCTGTTTCTCCCGAAACCTCACTTTCAGTGATTGAAGTCAGCTCCTCGATTATTTTGACGGATATACTATCGTATGTTTTTGCTGTTATCTTATTGACATGCTTGCGAATGTTATCAATATGAAGTTTTACACCCGTTTTCTCTTCAAATGTTGTCGCCTTAAAATTCCTCACATCCTCCCAATCGGCATTATTATTATTACGCTTGTCATATTTCTGTTTTGAAAACTGTGGTGTTCTGATATATTCGGGAGCACCCACCTGATTTGAGATGTTCTGTATGATATCTAACACCGATTGTTCCAAATTAAAGACAAAACCATCATTTTTAACGCTAGTAAAATCAGTAATATTGTATAAAATTTCAGTAGACATATGTATTTAATGCATAAAATATTTATACCTGTTTATATTTTATTATTATATTAGTAATTTAATAAACTTAAACGCGGTTAATATATATATTTATGTCCGAATTGAATGAAAATAAACCTGACGATGCTATTGAAGATGTGGAAAAGGACGATATTGAATCCATTGCGAATTGGGAAGAGCTTCCGGGTGTTAAACCCGAGCTATTAAGAGGTATATACAGCTATGGGTTTGAAAATCCTAGCCCAATCCAACAGCGAGGAATTGTTCCGCTCTTTAATAAGAAGGATATTATAGCACAAGCGCAATCGGGAACTGGTAAGACCGGATGTTTTACTATTGGCACGCTACAGCTACTAGACACAAGCGTGAATACGACGCAGGCTATCGTGATATCTCCCACTCGAGAATTATCTATCCAAACGAAAAAGGTGTTTGATTCTATTGGCGCAATGATGAAAGGACTGACGACGCATTTATTGATTGGCGGAACGTCCACCGATACGGATATACAGACTCTTTCCTCGCACAACCCTCACGTTTTGATAGGGTGTCCGGGGAGGATACACGATATGATGCGTCGCAGAAAACTAAATCTGCGAACGTGTAAGATAATCGTCGTTGACGAGGCGGACGAGATGCTGTCGCAGGGGTTCAAAGAGCAAATTTACGACATTTTCCAGTATCTTCCGCGCGAGGTTCAGGTGGCGCTGTTTAGCGCAACACTTCCGGTGGAAATTAACGGTCTCACCGAAAAGTTCATGCGTAGTCCAGTTAAGATATTGGTTAAAACCGAACAGCTGACATTGGAAGGCATTGACCAGTTTTATGTAGCTCTCAACAACGACGATGAAAAATACGAGGCCCTCAAGGATATTTACGGGGCCATATCTGTGAGCCAGTGCATTATCTATTGTAACAGCATTCACCGCGTCCAAAATCTATACGCCGCAATGACCAGCGACGACTTTTCGGTATGCCAGATACACAGTAACATCGATAAGACAGAGAGAAGTAGGAATTACAACGAATTTATTTCTGGTAAGACCCGCGTGCTCATATCGACCAATTTGACCGCGCGCGGAATTGACGTGCAGCAAGTCAGCAGCGTTATTAATTTTGATGTCCCAAAGAGCGTTGACACCTACCTACACCGCATTGGAAGAAGTGGTCGGTGGGGCAGAAAGGGTATGGCGATTAACTTTGTAACCAAGTTCGATGTTAGCAACATACGAGCGATTGAACAGCACTACGCGACCGAGATTAAAGAGCTGCCGGCTAACATCGTCGCATAATATTCGTTCAAAATACCCCTTATTATTCTGTTTGTTAATTAATGACACAATTTAAATTACCAATTTCATATGTTACAAATACATATAATGTTGATATTAACGTTATTAATGATTTAGAATTAACTAATCGCGAAACATCCCTATATAACAAGGCATTAAATCCGTCTACAGAGATGGGTTGCGAAGTTATGAAGACGTGGGCGCGCCAGTATACGACAAATACCACATATTTAAAGGATACGCAGGCGCTTGTTAACAAAGTAATGCCCGAATTAAAGAGCGACTATAGTAAAGAGCTGGAAATATGGGACAATATATCGGGCGCAAAGGATACGGGCGCAAAGGATACGGGCGCAAAGGATACGGGCGCAAAGGATACGGGCGCAAGGGATACGGGCGCAAAGGATACGGATGAACCTGTAGGGTTTCACGAGAAATTCAATTACATTGAATGGAGCTATTTAAAGCA